TAATTTTTTAAGGAGAATGATATGAGCGTACATAAGGAATCTTTAGTAAAGGTCCTCGAGTATATCGTTAATGATGAACAAGAGAAAGCGGCTGATCTACTTCACAACGTGTTTGTAGAGAAAGCTAAAAATCATTGGTCATCTCTACAAGAGAATGATGAAATTGTAGAAGACGATATCAATGATGAAGACCTAGACGAGACTATCGATCTTGACGAAGCTGACGATGATTCTGAGGACGAAGTAGAAGAAGCGATTGACGCCTCTGATGCTGAGAAAGATTTCTTAGATGACATTGAAACAGCCGAAGAAGAGATTGACCAAGAAGAAATCATGGACGATGAGGACATGGATGACGGAGATGCAGAAATGGATCTCGCAATGGACATGGAACCAGAAGCAGACGCAGAAGGTGATTCACCTGACGTTGAAGAAGCAATGGATGACGTGGAAGATGCTATTGCCGAACTTAGAGCCGCATTTGCAGAAATGCAAGGTGAAGAGCCAGGTGATGAAGGCGAAGATGACATGGAAGAAACAGAGGAATCTGTATCAGCTATGGAAGAAGGCGCTTCAATGACAGCAGTTAATGTATCACACAGTGACACAGCTGACAAAGCATCACCAGTAGCAGGACAAGCTAAAGCACATAATGGTGCCAAAGCACATAAAACACCAGGAGGCGACGAGTCAGGAAGACCTGCTCCAGCCGCAAAAGATATGGGTGTTGACGGACCACAAGAAGCTGGTTCACCTAGCCCTGCTCCAAAAGCCAAGGACGAAAATGTCAAATCAGACAGTCCAATGAAAGGCATAAAATAATATGAGTATTTCGCTTAAAGAACACTTATCATTTAATCAAGCAAATATCGTAACTGAAACAGTTGATGAAGGTAACGGTAAAAACTTGTATATGAAAGGTATTTTTATTGAAGGCGATGTACGCAACCAGAATAACCGTATCTACACAAAAGCAGAAATTCATACTGCCGTTAAGGCAATCAATGAAAAAATTAAAGGTGGATATAGTGTATTAGGCGAAGCTGATCACCCAGATGACCTCAATATCAATCTTGATCGTGTATCACACATGATCACCGAGATGGATACTGATGGTGCGAACGGTATTGGTAAGCTGAAACTATTGCCTACTCCAATGGGAAACATTTGTAAAACCCTTATTGAGAGTGGGTGTCATTTAGGCGTGTCAAGCCGAGGCAGTGGCAATGTTAATGATAGCGGCATAGTTAAAGATTTTGAAATCATTACAGTCGATATTGTTGCAAATCCGAGTGCTCCTAGTGCTTATCCCGATCCGATTTATGAAAGAATTATGAATCATAATCGGGGCAATGTATTAATGGATGTCGCTGAAGCAACTAGACACGACAAAGGTGCACAACGTTATCTCCAGGAAGAGGTGACAAACTTTATTAAAAACCTGAGATATAGGAGAGATTAATATGGCTCATGCAATGGATGAACTATTAAACTCAAGTACGCTCTCCGAAGAGGTTAGATCTTCGATTTCTGAGGCTTGGGACACACAACTAACGGAAGCTCGTGATAAAATCACTGCTGAACTTAGGGAAGAATTTGCTGGACGTTATGAAAATGACAAAGAGCAAATGGTCGAAGCAATGGATAAAATGATCGGTGACGTTATTGGAAAAGAACTCGAAGAGTTCAAGCAAGATAAAGCACAGGTCGCAGAAGATCGTGTATCTTATCGCAAGCACATGAAGGAACACGCAGTTGTTCTTGATAAGTTTGTGATGGAAACACTTGCGAAGGAAATAAAAGAACTTCGCAACGATCGGAACGCTCAAGACGCAAACATGTCCAAGTTGGAAGGTTTCGTCATGAAGCAACTAACCAAAGAGCTCAACGAGTTTCATGAAGACAAACGCTCGCTAGTCGAAGCAAAAGTCAAAATGATCAAAGAAGGCAAAGAGGTTATTAATCAAACTAAGGCAGACTTTATTAAAACAGCCGCAGGCAAAATTGAAGGAATTATGGAAAATACTATCCGTACTGAACTTCATACATTGCGTGAAGATATTCAAACAGCCAAAGAAAATACCTTTGGACGTAAGATATTTGAAACATATGCCGCTGAGTTTATGTCAAGCTACCTCAATGAGGGAACAGAAGTTTCTAAGTTGAGTAAGGTAGTTGAAAGTCTCCAAGGCGAGATTGACAGCAAAGACAAAGCCATTGCTGAAAAGGAAGTGATGATAGCAGAGAGTGCCAAGACCGCACGAATTGCTAAAGACACAGCAGAACGAAAGCAAATTATGCAAGAAATGATGCAACCTTTAAGCAAAGATCACAAAGAAATTATGGGTGCATTGCTTGAAAGTGTAAAAACAGACAAGCTACAGAATGCATTCAACAAGTATCTACCTTCAGTTTTGAAGGAAGACACTAACAAACCAGAAAAGAAGATGATTAGTGAATCTAATACAGAGGTCACTGGAAACAAAGCAGAAGTAACAGCATCAGCTGGAGACGAAGCAAATATTGTTTATCTTCGAAAATTAGCCGGTATAAGTTAAGGAGACCGAAAATGGCAGACAATTTAATGGAAAATTGGAGCGAAACAAAGACCGCTCTAACTGACGGTCTAACTGGAACCAAAAAGCAAGTGATGGAAACCACACTTGAGAACACCAAAGCGTACCTCTCAGAGGCCGCTGGCGCTGGTGCAACTCAAGCTGGCAACATTGCGACACTTAACAAGGTTATACTTCCAGTGATTAGACGAGTCATGCCAACAGTTATCGCCAACGAAATCGTTGGTGTACAGCCTATGACAGGCCCTGTTGGACAAATTCACACTCTACGTGTACGTTACGCAGAAACTTTTGATTCAGCTGTAGCTGGTGATGAGGCACTAAGCCCATTCCAGATTGCAACTGGTTACTCAGGTAATGCAACTACAAATAGAGCAGAAGCAACATCAGCCCTAGAGGGCCTTGGTGGTAAGAAAATGTCAATTCAAGTATTGAAGCAGACAGTCGAAGCAAAAACCAGAAAGCTATCAGCTCGCTGGACTTTTGAAGCGGCCCAAGATGCACAGTCAATGCACGGATTGGACGTTGAAGCAGAAATCATGCAAGCACTAGCCCAAGAGATTACTGCTGAAATCGATCAAGAGATCATTGCTAGCTTAAATTCACTTGCTGGTGCAGCCGCTGATACATACGCACAAGGTGCAGTATCAGGTACAGCTACATTCGTAGGTGATGAGCATGCCGCTCTTGCAGTTCTTATTAACAAGAATGCAAACACCATCGCCGCAAGAACAAGACGTGGCGCAGGTAACTGGGCAGTTGTAAGCCCAACAGTACTAACAGTACTACAAAGTGCTACAACTTCAGCGTTCGCAAGATCAACTGAAGGCGCTTTTGAAGCACCAACAAATACAAAATTTGTAGGTACTTTGAACGGCACAATGAGAATTTATGTAAACCAGTATGCGGCTAATGATGACGTACTTGTTGGTTACAAAGGTGCAACAGAGACAGACGCAGCAGCGTTCTATTGCCCATACATTCCGTTGATGTCAAGTGGAACAGTACTTGACCCAGCAACATTTGAGCCAGTAGTTAGCTTCATGACCAGATATGGTTATGTAGAACTAAGCAACCAAGCATCATCGCTTGGTAATGCCGCTGACTATCTCGCAAGAATTGATGTGACAAGTGGTGAACTATCATTTACCTAATATAGGTACTTGCAG